TGAGCTAGGTAATATTTATGAAGATTTAAGAGGACTAGCAGGTGAACATGAAATACCTGTATGGACTGCTTCGCAAGCAAATAGATCTGCATTAAGTGATGATATTATCGGAGCAGAGAAAATTGCAGAATCATATGCCAAAATTATGACGGCAGATTTTGTAGTTTCATTGAGTAGAAAGATAGAGGATAAATTAGCAAATACAGGTAGATGGCATATAATTAAGAATAGATTTGGTCAGGATGGTATAACATTCCCTAGCAAAATGAATGCTAGTAATGGACAAATAGAAATATATGCACCAAACTCGTTAGACGGTCAAGATGTTCAGCAAGATATGGATAATCATTCTGAATACTTGAGAAAAGTTTTAAAACAAAAATATAATAAAGAATCTTAAATATGTATATATCGATATTTATTATAGACTGGTTCGCACCAGTCATTGTTTTCAACGGAGAAATTAGTACAAAATAAAGGAGAGAGAAATGGAAGTATCAAATCAAATACTATCAGAAATTACGGTTTATATGAAGTACGCAAAATACGTACCAGAATTAAATAGAAGAGAAACTTGGGAAGAGTTGGTTACAAGAAATAAAGAAATGCACCAAAAGAAATTTCCACAATTAAAGGACGAAATAGAAGAAAAATATAAGTTAGTATATGATAAAAAAGTACTTCCATCTATGAGAAGCTTACAGTTTGGTGGCAAGCCCATAGAAATATCTCCTAACAGAATATACAACTGTGCTTATTTACCTATAGATTCTATTGATGCTTTTAGTGAAACTATGTTTTTGCTATTAGGTGGTACTGGTGTAGGATATTCTGTACAAAGACACCATGTTGCAAAACTTCCAGCAATACAAAAACCTTGGCCAAAGAGAACAAAGAGATTCTTAATTGGTGATAGTATAGAAGGTTGGGCAGATGCAGTTAAAGTTCTTATGAAATCTTATATGAATGGTGGTGGAAGTAGAATAGAGTTTGACTTTTCAGATATTAGACCTAAAGGTGCACAATTAGTAACTTCTGGTGGTAAAGCTCCAGGACCACAACCATTAAAAGAATGTATCTTAAAAGTAAAAGGTATATTAGAATCAAAAGAAACAGGAGAAAAATTAACTACTTTAGAGGCTCATGATATTGTTTGCCATATTGCAGATGCAGTACTTGCAGGTGGTATTAGAAGAGCGGCACTAATTAGTTTATTTAATGCAGATGATGACCAAATGATTAGTTGTAAAAGTGGTAACTGGTGGGAATTGAATCCACAACGAGGTAGAGCAAACAATTCTGCAGTTTTAATGAGACACAAAATTACAAAGGAGTTCTTTTTAGACCTTTGGAAACGTGTAGAATTATCAGGAGCTGGTGAACCAGGTATTTACTTAAATAATGATAAAGATTGGGGTACTAATCCATGTTGTGAAATTGCATTGAGGCCTCATCAGTTTTGTAATCTTTGTGAAGTAAATGTAAGCAATATAGAAGACCAAGATGACTTAAACGAACGAGTTAAAGTTGCATCTTTCATAGGAACTTTACAAGCTGGATATACAGACTTTCATTATCTTAGAGATGTATGGAGAGAAACAACAGAAAAAGATGCATTGATAGGAGTATCTATGACTGGCATCGGTTCTGGTAGAGTACTTGGATATGATATGAAAAAAGCTGCAAGTTTAGTTAAAAGAGAAAATACTAGAGTTGCAAAAATTATAGGTATAAACCAGTCAGCTAGAACTACTACAGTAAAACCTGCCGGTACTACAAGCTTAGTTTTAGGAACAAGCTCAGGTATCCATGCATGGCACAATGACTACTACATCCGTAGAATAAGAGTTGGTAAGAACGAATCTATATACCACCACTTGATAAATAATCACCCAGAATTAGTTGAAGATGAATATTTCAGACCACATGATACTGCAGTTATTCAAGTGCCACAAAAGTCACCTGAAGGTTCTATCTTAAGAACAGAATCTCCATTTCAACTATTAGAAAGAGTTAAAAAAGTTGCAACAGAATGGGTAAAGTCTGGCCACAGAGCTGGTTCAAACTCACATAATGTTTCTGCAACTATTAGTCTTAAACAAGAAGACTGGCCTTTAGCAGGTGAATGGATGTGGGAAAATAGAAATCACTATAATGGATTATCAGTATTACCTTACGATGGTGGAACATATACACAAGCACCTTTTGAAGATATTACTGAGGAAAAATATAATGAAATGATGAAATCACTTTCAGAAGTAGATTTATCAAATGTTACAGAGGTAGAAGATAATACAGATTTAAGTGGAGAACTAGCATGTGCGGGAGGAAGCTGTGAAATCACCTAATGATTGGATAGTAGATTTGTATTATAAGGAAATGGTTGCGCAAAAAAATATGGAGAAAAACCATGGCCAACATTCAAAAACTACAGACCCAGTTAAAAAAACTTCAAAAGGAGATAGAGAATTATCAAGAAGATTGTCGCCACGAAAGTGAGCACATCAAGTTTGATGATAAAAAGAATGCTAGGTGGTTTTGTATTAGGTGCGATAAAATGCTCAGAATACCTAGTAAACAAGAGTTACAGGATTGGATTAATAAATGAAGTATGTTATAGGAAATAATTTAGTTGCAACAATGGCCGCATATCTTTTGCCAAATGTTAAACATATAAAGCCTATTGATAAAGATTTAGATTCTTGGAATATAGAAACTTTTTATATTCCCTATTATTGTTTAGATTTTGTAAAGCTAGTTTTTCCAGGTGCAAATGTTTCTAAGTATGAAATGAGAACTATGTATGATATGCGAAAAACACTGTCTGCAGTTAAGCCAAAAAACTTTGACCAAATATACACATTGTATACTAGAGGAAAAACAAACGTAGAAAAAGAATATCTTAGAACTATTTCTGAAACATTAGAGGTTGTATCAATAAATGGAGAATCTCCACTAAATTCACTAATAATATTGTATGAAGAGTTAGAAAAGTTGACTGCACATAAGTGTGAAAATATCGATGTAACGAGTATTGACACAGAAAATAGGTTAATTAAACTAAGTGATGATACAGAATATGTTTATGATAGATTATTGTTTACCTCTGGTTTATCCAAGTTAATCAGTCTTGATTCAAGTAACACTGTTAAAGGTATTATAGAAAAAAACTATACACCAGGTGAAAGATTTGCATTGCCTGTTATTGACAAATATATCTATAAGTGTAAATTGGAGAATGAAAATGATATTGAAATATCTAAACTCTTTGACCAAATTGCTACAGTTGGAAAACCTTGGTTTAGAAAAATATTCTATAATGGTAGTGTAGTTTATGAGTCACTAAAACAAATTTTTGAAGATAAGATAGAAAATAATACAGTAAACGAATATATTGAAGAGTCACAGATAACAAATACTCTTGGTATACAAAAGGTTTCGGGAATAGACTTACTTGGAAAATGTGCAGAATGGAATAATTCTATTGGCTTTGGTCATGTAATTCGTAGGTGTAATTCACTTATAGAATATTATAGTGATGATGAAAAAAACCACAAAATAATTTTTCCAGGTCAAGAAAATTTATTATATTAAACATATGAATGTATTTAACAATTTACACAGTTGCTTCCAATCAGAATTGCAAGCACTATCTGCCTTCGGTAATGAAGTAAGCAGTAATGGTACTAACCAAACGGAATTATTATTTAGATCTATATGCATCACAGATCCAACAAGTTTATCAATAGCTCATCCATCTAGAAAGTTTAATCCTGCATATTCGGTTTTAGAATTCTTATGGTATCTTTCAGCACATAAAAAAACCAATAACATCGGTAAATGTGCAAATATATGGTTAAGGATACAAGATGAACAAAATGAAGTAGAATCAAACTATGGTAGTTATATTCTTGGTAAACAATGGGATTGGATACTTGATGAATTAAAAAATGATAGAGATTCTAGAAGATGTACAATAGTAATCCATCAGCCATACCATAAGACTAAAAATAGTAAAGATCTTCCATGTACTCAGTATCTTCAATTTTTTATTAGAGACAATAAATTGCATCTAGGTGTAAATATGAGATCTAATGATATTGTTTATGGCTTTTGTAATGACGTATTTAATTTTGCACTATTCCAGCAATTAATGTTAAATGAACTTAAACCAATATACCCTAGTTTAGAACTAGGTTCTTATTACCACCATGCAGGTAGTCTACATATTTATGATATGCACTATGAAATGAGAGATAATATATTAATGGATGTAGAAGCAGATGGTGACTATTCATTAGAAAGTCTTCCAAAATATACCTTAAACTCATGGATAACTAGAGAGTATATTAAAGAAAATAATATGGAATTACCAACGGAAGATTTACCAAAATTAGAGTTAATTGCATTCACATCAAAACAAATGCAAAAGTTATTTAAACCTAAAAAAAGATTATATCACATATGAAAAAGAAAGAGTCAATACTAAAACGTGCTGATAATGTTGTCAATCATCGATCAGAAGAAAAAGAAAGAATGTACGGTCCTTTTAGTGAAGGCATGCAAAGAGCAGCAAAGATTGCAAGCGGCATGACTGGTAAAGATTTTAATGCTGAAGATATGTATTCTGCATTAATTGCTTTAAAACTATCTCGTCACTCTTACAATTACAGAGAAGATAATTTATTAGATTGTGTTGCTTATTTAGGTGCACTAGATAATTATATAAAGGAGAATAAAAAATGAAAATAAATGTTATGAAAATAGGTGCCACCATAAATGCAAACAATGGTAGCATACTTACAGATGAAATAAATGTTGTAACAAAAATGTTAGCAGACTGTGGCCATGATGTTCATTATCATACAACTAGAACTAGAAATATGATACCTCTTCCACATGCAACATTTCATGACCTAGCAGAAGTTACTGACCAATCATTTAATGATTATGACGCATTGATAGTATTTAACGGTAATGCAAACTTCTATGGTGGACAAGAAGCAAGAGGTGACTTAATGGCATATAAATTTATTAATAAGTCAACTTGTCCTGTATTTTACTTTCTAACTGATTGGTTATTGCCACTTCAACAATTATGGTCAAATGTTGAAAAGAAACAAGTACAATATCATTGGGAAAGACAATATACTAAAGATGAAATAGAAGTTGTTAGAGAAGATATTATCATGATATCACAAATCTATAATATGGAAACTCTACAGGCAAAATATTTAGATAAACGAGGAATAAATTATGCAGATATTATTTACTTTCCTCTTCAAGATTTTATCATTCATGAATATCAGCCAATAGCAAAAGTAGATCAGCAAGATAGATGGTTAGACTTAATCTATGGTGGTACATTTAGAGGTGGCCACAGACAAGATAAAATGATAGAGTATTATTTCAATTACCCTGAAGATATAAAGGTACAAATGTTTGGTAATATAAAACCAGAACACTTTAACAAGAGAAAAACTTTAGATATGAGGTTTCCAGACTTTATTAGTAAAAAGGTAAAGCATAGAGAATTCTTTGATAGAATGCAAACTGCTAAGGCAACTGTAACTATTAGTGATAAGTTATATGAAGGTTCAGCAATATCAAATAGAACAAACGAATCTATAATTGGAAATGTGGTATCGTTTATTGATAGAGGCTATGACCCTGAAATGAGAATATTTAGAGATACTATACTTCGTAAGTTTAACTATGTTGACAAGAAAGAAGATGTTATCGCTAGATTAAAATACTTAAATGATAATCCAGCTGTATTTGATGAAATAATACAAAGACAATATGAAGATGCAACTGGTAAAATGTCAAAAGAACAATATTACAAGTCTTTTGTTAATATTATAGAATCAAAATTAGAAAATAGAAAAGTAGAGGAAATACAATGGTTTCAGAATTAAAATTCATTAAAGTTAAAAATGTAAAAAGTCCAACTAGAGGGACAGAACAAAGTGCAGGTATAGACTTCTTTGTACCTGATGATTTTGAAACAGTAGTTTTACTACCTGGAGAATCATGTTTTATTCCAAGTGGAATTAAGGTAAGCTTACCGTCAGGACACGTATTAATAGCATTTAATAAAAGTGGTGTAGCTGTTAAGAAAAGTCTACATGTAGGAGCATGTGTAGTAGATGAAGACTACCAAGGAGAATTACACCTTAACCTTACAAATGCTGGAAATCAGCCACAAATTATAGAAAGAGGTGATAAAATAACACAATTTGTTTTACTACCTGTAAATTACGCAACGCCTGTAGAGGTTGAACCAAAAGATTTATATAAAGAAACTTCTAAGCGTGGTGAAGGTGGTTTTGGAAGCACGGGAACAAAATAATTGTTAATAACTTTTATGGAAAATAACTACCCAGAATTTTCCCATGTCAAAAAAATTGGTTATATTTATACTATAAATAAAGAAAAAGTTATATGAAATTATCAAGGCTATCAAGCAAGTTCGACAAAGGTTTCTTCAACATGTATCAGTTTGGATACGATGGAGATAAATTAGGTGTAAAAGTAGACAGAATAAAAGACTATTTTTACTATTCAGCAGAACATATCGACGACATATTAGATATTAGACAGTTTGACTGTAAGAGAACAGATCTATACACTACACTATACGGAGATAAGGTTTACAAAGTGTATTATACTGCCATCAAGGCAAAAAATGAATTGGTAAAGAAGTATCCAGATAGAATATACCAAGCTGACGTAAAACCTGAATTTAAGTTTATGTTAGATAGAAAGCTTGAATGGTCTAGTAAACGTCATATTATGTATTTTGATATTGAGACTTGGTTTGACCCTGAACAACCAAAGGCAAACATGCCTCATAAAGCTATGATGCCAGTTACTTCTGTTGTTTGTTATTCGAATATTCATGAGAAGTATTGGGTAATGTCTTGGCATCCAGAACATACCAAAGACTTTGAAGAACCAGAACTTAGAGAAGAAGACAATGTAAACTATGTAATGTGTAAAGACGAAAGTACAATGCTACTTAGTTTTATTGAGCTTTTAAGTATAATGAAAACAGATGTTATTACTGGTTGGTATTCAGCAGGTTATGACCTTCCATACATTATAAATAGATGTAAAAGACTAGGACTTCCTTATGAGAAATTATCTCCTCTAAACGACGTATACATTAAGAAGCGTGGTGAATATTGGAGAATAAATATTAAAGGTTTAGACCATGTCGACATGATGGAAGCTGTTCAAGATATGGGATATAATCTTCCTAACTGGAAACTAACAACTGCAGTTAAAGAAATTATAGGTGATGAAGATCTAGACAAACTTACTGAAGTTACATGGAGAGATTGGCTAGATAATTATAAAGGTTTCATTGAGTATGGTATTCGAGATGTTGAGATTCTTGCTGAAATGGATAAGAAAATACAGATATTCGACTTATATACTACACTTCAGCAGATCGCGCATACTGACACATTAGGTGGTACATTCCACAAGTCAATGGTTGTTGATAACTATATATTAAAAGAAAACCACGGTAAGATTGTATTTCCAACTAGACACACACGAGCAAAACAACAATATGCTGGTGCCATAGTTTTTAATCCTAGAGAACCTGGTCGTCATAAAGACGTTACAGTTATGGATTATACATCTCTTTATCCTACTTCTATTATGGCATTTAATATTAGTCCTGAAACTTTTATAGTATCAGAAAAGTCTTGTAAGAAGATGGGAATTAAAATTGAAGATGTTATTCAAAAGCTTAAAGATGATGGTATAGGGTTCATTGATACTGGTACTCCAAAAATAAATGGTGTGCCTGAATTGTTTGGTGAACGATATCTTTTTTATGAC